CCTGCTTCAACTATCTTCCCATAATATTGGGGGTCGATTAGTTTCTGTGTGAGCTTACGCGCGTATGCGTGTAAACCCGGCAGAGGCTTTTTTCTATCTGCCTCCAGTTTTTTATCTTCTACTCGTTTAAGAGTAGTCCTTTCAATTCGGTGTCTTAAAGTTGTCTCTGAAATATATTCAGTTACTCCCCCCAAAGACACATGTGTATTGTTTATTTTGATTAAGTCTGTCTTAGTCGTACGCCATATTTTTGCCACATGCTCTAGTTGTAATAAGACTAGCTCGTTTACCTTGTGTGGATCAGCATTACGCTCAATTAATTCACGCTTGCGTGTAGAAATAGATTTGATGACTGCCTGTAGATCATTGGGAGTTGTTGACTCAGTTGGTCCATGCACAAATGTTGAAACGCCACGCGCTAAGTATTGAGTGCCATTCCCTGTTTTGTGGTCCACTCGGAGGAACTCCGCTATTGCACCTAGGTAACATTTATTCTTTTGAAAGCGTATGTTCAGACGTTTTGCTCCACGCTGTAATGTTTGTACTTGTGCTATAGTCTTCACCCCAGCCAACACATCATCTCCGTTATGGGTAGTGGCGATACTTATACCCCCTAAAGCCTCTTTGGTGTATACAGCATTTAAGATTGTGTTCATAAATGTAGTAAGACGCCAACCAGATAATAGTGTGCCAGCCACTTTGTAGTCACCGGCTTCAGCCTTTATAGTACAATCCTCTAGTGATTTAATCAGCCAAGCCATTGCCTTAGTTTGGTCGTCAGAAAAGTCTTGTCTATATATTGTCCAATACGCTTCTAGTACCGCCTGCATACTAGATACTGAATGTTGGGAGTTGAAATCTTCAAAATCAAAACAATAAGGTACACCATTCTTGAGCACTTCAGAGACTGTCTTTGTAACATTACTAGCTGTAGCTGTAGGACCTATGGGGAATAAAGGTGAAATTACATGCTCACAACCTATCATTACAAACCCAGATATAATGAAGTTGGTGGCATCTACGCCGTAGATGGCTCTTTGCTTCCCCCATTCATATTTAACAGATGGCCAAGCTACAGTACTAGGATGACGTGATAAGAAATGATCTACATCGTACTCTGGCATAGCATTTAGTGAAAACAACTTGTTACGCATCTCAC